AATTGGAGTATCTGAAAATTCATAGTAAACTTCATCACCTGTTAAAAATGATATTTCATTTTCAAATTCTAATATTGAATATTTTTTAGTATTTCCATTATAACTACCAGCATTTATATTTTTTACTTGATAATTAAATGTTTTTGTGGTAATTTGATATGATGGTAAAGAATTTGATGCAACATACAAATAATCATCCTTTTCAGAATAAACATTCTGAACATCTGAAAAAACCTTTCCTTCCAAATTAATTGTTCCAATTCCAATAGGAACAATTGAACTACTTGCTTTTTTTAGTTTTCTTCTAATATCATATTTTCTAAGAGAATTTAATGCGGAAAGGTTTGTATCTACCGATATTGTTTTATTGCTAATGCTTATAATTTTAACATTAGATAGAGTTGGAACTGAAATTTCAGAATTTCTTTCTAAAAATTCAATGTAATCACCAATTCTTAAACTAGAATCATATATTTCACTTTTAGTAGTTACAGTAGATTCTGTGAAAAAATCTAATTGATATCTTGAACTAGTATTATAAATCCAACTATTTGCAGAAAGTTCTTTGTAAGTTTTATTTTTTGGTGGATTTTTAATTATTTCACCAATATTTTTTACAAATACATTATTATTTTCCCCAAGATTATATTCTGCAGAATCTATTGCTAAATTTGATAATACTCCAGTTACCCTAATTTTTACTGGTTTTGTAATGTCACCATTTTCATATCCATAATAAATGTAGTCAGATCTAATTGGTGTAGTTTTTCTTATTTCTATGGAAATAGAATTTGAACCTTTACTATAGCAACCGAAGAATTGGTTAATTGATTTGCTGGTATAATTTATCTCATTATCTCCAGAATAAATTGTACCAGATTCTGGAAATCCTACTGTAGAGTCTACAGTAATAACCGTCGAACCAACTGGAACATAATCGATACATTTTGATGTTGGAGTAATTCTAAAATCCCCAGTGATTGTTGGAAATGATTCATCATATCCAATAAAGATTAAAAGTTTATAATAAGTTTTTCCATTTCTAGTAATAATTTCAACTTCAGATACTGAAGCTGTTGTTTTTTCATCATTTAATTTTTTAATTGTCTGACCGACTAATAATCCAGGATCACCAGATATTCTTTCTGCAACTATAGTTTCTCTTCTGATATATTCTGCATCTGATGATTTAATTAAATATTTTTCCAAATCAATTATTTTTGGATTTTCACCAAATAAAACATTGAATAGAATTCTAAATGATTCAGGAGTGCCTTTTGCTTGATAAAAAGTTTTTGCTTCCTTTATAAAATTACCAACATTTAAATCTGAAACAAAATTTAAATCTTCTAATCCGGGAGTTAAAGTATATTTTAACTTTTTATAAAATTCCTGAAGAAAAAGAGCACTTAAATTTGTTACTGTTGAATTTTTATTATGTGCTGCACTCTCGGATGTAGAAAATACTAATTCTTCATAATTTAAATCTTGATGATAATTAGTAATTCCACTGAAACCACGAATACAACCAGTGAAGGAATTAGTTGTAATTCCAGTATAGGTAATAATTTCATCATCTATTTTTAGAAGACCATACTTATTGGGAAATCCTTTTGTTGAAGTAACTGTAACAATTCCAGCAGAAGATGAAATATTAGTCGTTAATCCTACAGACCCAACTATTACTTCAGGTACTAGATTATCTAATTTTAAATATTGATCTAAATTTTCAGAAATATCAATTGGTCCACCTTGATATTCTTGTGAAATATAATATTGCTTTAAAAATTCTGATGTTTTTGGATTTTCATCCAATATAAATTCTGGAAGTTGATTTTCAATTATTTGTTGTACTTTTATTCTACTTTCAAAACCAGTCTGTATCATATTACGACCTCGTTAATTTCCCATTTGAATAACTTGATGTATAAGAATCTCTTGAAAATGCAACTCCAGAAATATCTTCACCAGATGAAATAACATCTTTTACCATATTTATTGAACTTTTAGAAATATCAAATACCAAATATAAATCCTTCAATCCAATTACATCATTTGATTCTGGATACGCTTGAATTTCTATAATATCATTTGGAACAATAGTTGAAACAATATTAATTGTATTTAATCTTATTTCTCCACGCTCATAATTAACGGTTCCTGCAGATTGAACAACAACTTTTGGAATACTTGGTACTGTCGTTGCCGTACCTATTGGACTTGAGAATTTTATAATTGATACAATTCCAGTTTTACCATCTGAATTTGGAGTATCAGTCAAATAAACTACACTTGGTTCATTAAAAATATAGAATCCAGTAGACTTAATACTAGATCCTTCTGATTTTATATGAAACTTATTTCCATAACAAATTTCATATTGAGTTTGTTGATTTAATAAAACTTTTAAATCTCTTCTCATTCTCACTTTCGTAATATTTGAAGTAATTGATGCATCCGTATTATCAATAACCTGCAACACTTTACTATATTTAAATCTTCCTCCAAATTTATTCAAATCTACAGAATTTGAATAAGTTGTAAGTGTTGAAGTAATTTTTGTTTTTAAAGATTCGATACTTGCAATTTTTGAATAATCATAATAAACAGCAGAATCAATTTCAACATATAAAATTTTAAGATCAATTATTTTTTGATTAATTCCAGAAAGAGTATACTGTTTTAATTTTGTAAGAATTTGTTTTTTATCAAAATCTGATACAAAAGTTCCACCTTTTGGTTTAATACTAATTGTAACTGATCCATATTCTGGAGGATCCATTTCTTCTCCTCCAATTACAGATACTGATTCCGTATTTGGATAGATTACATTTTGTATGATTGCTTCATAATCTTTTGCAGTAACTGCCCTATACTGAGAAGAATATAATCTTGGTGCAAAATATTTAATTGAATCAATTGTTTCAATCTCTGAACCATTTCTTGATGATGTATTTGTAGTAACAACAATCGAATTTGATGGTATAACTGTTACATCATTTGAATTTTTAAATGCACCTGCAAATGAAAATTCCTTTGCATCATTACCACTTTTTCCATCAGTAACAATATAATTAACTGTAATTATAGATCCATTTTCTAACTTTTTGCCAAATCTCCCATCACCAAATAAAAGTTCATACTTTTCATCTTTAACTTCTTGAATTAAATAGATTTCTGAATTTTGATCAACTTTTACAATATTATCTACTAACGAATATTTTCTTCCTTGACCATTTTCATTTTGTCCCTTCACATTTACAGAAATTGTTGATGTATCGACATATGAATTATTTAAAATAAATCTTTGATCTAAAGATCCATCTACTATAAATTGTTTTGTTAAAAATGTTCCCTGATAAATTGACAAATTATCAAATGTTGCTGATCCATTTACAACATTTTTGGTTACACTTTCTGAAATTGAGAATATATAAGAACTTCCATCAATATTACCAACACAAACCAATCCCGCTTGTAGAGAGATTGTTGGAGTGTTTGAATTAGTTTGTACGGTAAATGATACTGTTGCTACTGCAGATCTTCTGGATCTTGGCACATAACCAATATTTCTTGCAAGTGAGACAACATTCTCTCTAACGGTTGCCGAATCTAAGAAAGATTCGTTTACAATCATATTGGAGTTAAATGCTGTAATATAAGTGTTATATGCTAGAGTATCGATTAAGATAGAAAAATTAGACCCCTCGAAGTCAAAGTCAGTAAAAGTACTGTTTGCACGAAGATAATCTTTGATAGAGGTCTTTATTTGATCAAAATCTAGATTAGTAAACTTAGTAAAAGGCATTTTATCTTGTTGCCTCTAATATGAATGTAAATTGTTGTGTAGGAATTTCTTGTCCAATGATATCAAAAGAAATAGTAACATTAAAAGAATTAATGTCTGGATCGGGTATAACATCCACTTTAACATTATTCACTCTTGGTTCAAAATTGGAAATAGTAGTTTTAATTTGAGATTCAATAATTGATGATGAAGCATAATCTACAAAATCAAATAAACTAGAACGAATACCAGATCCAATATTTACATTAAAAAATCTTTCTGAAGGAATAGTCTCTATCAAATTACGAATTGATCTTATGATTGCATTTTGATTTGTTAATACCCCAATGTCCTTTGTCACTGGATGGGGATCAAAGGATAAACTAATATCTTTAAATGATCTAGATATCCTTTCGAACGCCATTTGATACAGAAATTTCTTCAGTTATTTATGTTCATTTCCAAGAATAACCATAATTTGGTTCTGTTCCATAATCCCAGTCATCATAATCATCATCATTTCGAATTTTTTGATGCATTTGACTCTGTTCTTTGAGATGATGCTTGTTTTTTGGAATTTCATCATGCATAATCTCTTGAATTGTCTTTGGTTTTTCGTAAGATTGATAATCCGTGATCAATTTTGTTGTTCCCCAAATATGATGCATGTAATTTGCATCTCTATCAACTGGTAAATTTTACATTTTATC